GTGAACCGCCCGGGGATCAAGCCCCGGGCGGTTCTGTGTTTGGTATCACATGCTTGGGGTTGATGCTGACATGCACACCGTGGTAGACTTGTAGTCACAAGGGAAGAAAACAACAGGAAAGGATTCCCATCATGTTCGCTCAAATGGAAGTCGCCGGAACGCTTTCACTGCGGTCTAGGCTCGAAATGCGCGGTGAGAACACGTGGGACCTGGAATTCGGGAACATCGTTGGAACAGCACTCAATGTTCCCGATGAGCTCACGGAAGACGATGTGTGCAACGTGTTCCACGCAATGCTTGACAAAGCAATCATCCTAGAGTCTGAGGGTGAAGGCTACGACGGCCTTTGCAAGGCTTGCGTGGAAGTCGCCAGGATTATGGGCCGTCGGCCTCCCAAGGGCGCGCGGATTGTGGTGTACCGCAGAATCTACAAGTAATCGAATCCCGTCAGGTGATGTAAATCACCTGACGGGATTTGCTTTACCACGAAACTTGCGTTATGATTATAACAATGGAAGAGATGGTCACTATGAAAGGACGCACCATGAAAATCGTCAATCATGTCCTTAGGATGCCAGCGCAGACAACGTGTACGTTGATGAAAGGTGTGCGGTACCAAGGCGAAAACGATGAGGTTCACGTGTACTACATGCACCTTGGAGAGAGTGACCGGGTTTGTTTCACGTGAAACATTGGTGTAAGCTAGTAAGCGAAGACGCAACCACTACCCTATTGGAGGCTGAAAATGCGCATCGTACCAATCACCAACTACGACTTTATCATGCTTGCCATGAGCAAGGTAACAGACCCGACCAATAAGGATGTAATACGGGAATGTGCGGCAATGCTGCCCACTTGCCTTCTCAGGTCAAAAATGTCTGATGAAATGAGGTTCAGCCGGAATGACATTCTGACACTCTTCGAGATGAATTATCACGAGAACGAATCAGCGTTGAAGAATGCACGCGAAGTCGCAAGCATTAATGAGGAAGACGTGAAGCGCGTTAGCGAATGGTGGCACAATCCAATTGGATTGGCAATGTTCCATGCGTGCGATGGGGAATCACTTGATTACCCAATCATTGATTGGAATGCTTTTGTCGAATCACTCATTTACAGAAAGTTCGACACAAGGAAGTTCCTCAGAGAACGCGGACAACTCAATGAGAGTGACAGTTTCATCGATTGGGCTATTCAAGTAGCACTTGACATGAAAAAGCTGAAAGCTAACGAAAAACGATTCTTGATCTACGTCGGATTCATGCAAGTCTGATAGAGTTCGGCCCCTGAGCGAATGCTCAGGGGCCGAACTTTATTCACTGTTGCATGAGCTTATTCGAGTAAGCCCAAGACCGATTAAGCATGTACTGTAGCACGCTCACCGTATCCTCACCTACTACACCATCGCACCACTGCGCGAAAGAGTAGCCGGAATAGATTGCCTGAATTGCGTCGGGGACCCAACACCATGCAAGGAATTGGAAAATCCTCCAAGTATCGCTACCGAGAATCCCATCCTCTTCAAGTCGCGAATAGCCAATGAGGTTATTCATGTGGTTTTCAGAGACAACACTATTCAGGAATCGTTGGAAATGGACAACAGCGAACACCGCGATATTGTCAGGAATAGGATTAACGCTAAACACCTGGTTGAACCTATGCGCGGTAGCAATCCCCAAAACGCCGTCTTCCTCAATCCATAGCTGATTGTCCGTTTCGGTCTTCTCAGGCGTGGGGGACCAATCAGACGAATTTACGCCTTCCCAGCGCAGAATACCGTCCCACGGGTAGTTGTAGTATGTGCGGGTGTTACTCTCATAACCTGTTTGATCCCCGTCAATGCCGCCGGAAATATTGCCGTTCTCATCAATGGAAAGCTGGGCAATAGCCCCATTCCACCCATCGGTGAGAACAATAGCGGTATGTGATTTCTCATTCAGTAGGATATCTCCGCGCTTTGGAGTGAAGTATCCACTACCGTACCACTTCCAGCCCACGCGCGTGAACTCAGGCCGCATATTACCCGTGTAAGTGGCATTCCCAACAGGAAGACCGCCGTAGTCGCGTGCCATTGCGATTGCGAATGAACTGCAATCGGCTGACCCTCCTACTCGGATATCCCAACGGTCGGCCTGATTGTATCCCAAGTTCCCGTACTGGCAAAAGTACTGTGCCGCCTGGCACATGCCGTCAATGCTCATTTATTTTTCCTTTCAGCGTGTTTTTAGTTGATTGTTATTAAGCGCGATTTGGAATTGTACAATTGCGGGATCGTTTTCCATGAAAACACTGCGCGGCACAAGGCCGAAGTAGACGTAAAAATCGTTGATGAAATTCGGACCAATAAGACCATCGGTTTCACGTGATCGAATTGCTTTTTGAATCCATTTGATAAGCGGGTCGGGTTGTGTTTTTTCTGGTTCGACCCAATGCCATGAGTCGCCGCCAGGGTCGAAGATTTTTCCCCAGTAGATGGATTGGTTCTCAATCGCGCCGGTTACATTGAGCCCAGCGCGGAATTGCGCCAGTCGCGTTGTGGCGGAATCCCAAAAACCGTTCTCTACAATAAAACCCGGAAAATCAAGGGCCGTGGGTAGCAATTGGTTCTCAGGTTTTTCGTATGCGATTTTGTTCAGCCCGTTAAGCAACAACTGTGAACAAATTTCCATATTGTATTTGTTTTTAGCTATCTCGAAACCGGGGCAGTCATTCTTCTTGATATCAGTGTGAGGCTTTACATTTTCTATTCCGTATTCGTCTTTCAGCCATGCAAGCAGTGTAATAAGTGATACCCAGCATCCATTAGTGAATTTCGGGTCAAGCGCGATAGACACGGACCTATCAGTGAAGAGTTCCATGTCCATCGAAATATCATCGATGTTCACACATTTCGTTATCTCGCCAGCGGAGACAACGAAATGACAAGACGCATTGCTTCCGGCAGTGAGGAACTTGTCAACAACATTCCAATGCCGTTCCTCATTCCAATGCGCCCAAGAGTGAATGACAATAGTATCAGGCTTTATCCCTTTCCTCCCACGAATGTGGTTAGGCGAATTCCGTTCACTCGTTATCGGATTGTTCAGCATTTCCATCACTATCCGGAACGTTCAACATCGCAATGCCGAAAACAGCGGTGAAAAGAGTGTCAAGTGCGGCGCGTTGCTCATGGTTAATCGCACCCCACGTCATAAGGCACACGTTGATTGCGATTGCGATGCCGTAAAGCCATTTACGCGCCGTTGGAGTGAGCATCCCGTTTTTCATCACGCTTTTCATTTTTATTCCTCAATTCTTCAATAAGATTGTTGATTAGTTCGTCAAGTTTTTTCACATTTTTGTCGCTAGGTATTCCATCCAATTTATTCTCTATTTGCTCCAATCTTTCCATCACTCCCATACGCCGTGGAACGCCCGGTCTTGCGGGCTCACCATTCCAATCATCGAACAAATAATTAAGTCGCTTCAATTTTGGTGCAACCCATGCAATCGTTCCGGCAATGGTGGTAATAGCCGATGATATGCTTATGGCTATTCCCGTATCTATATTCAAAGTCACCCCCTGAATATTTCTCTGAATGTATTCCGGGTAGATTGCACATCGAAATACATTTTTCCATTCTTGTAAAAACGCCTAAGCATCTGCAAAATTTTGCTGCTTCGCTCCAATTGTATCTCGCCGGGACGGTGCGGGCAAGTCCATAGGGAATAAACCCGCTCATCAGCTTTGGGCCGCTTTTCCTGAGCGAAATAATTAACCCCGTCCGACCATATAGAAAAGTACCCTGACGGCGTTTTCAATGTTAGCATGTAACGCGCGGTAGGGTTTTTGTTGGATACGAATTCATCGCTGTTGTCAGAAAAAACATTCCCGACCGCATAATCCGCGAAGTCGCTTTGAAATTCCTTAATAAACCGTCCAAAACGAGTTTCTGAAACTTCATTGGCGAACCTTTCCGAATTGACGAAATGGGCGCATATCATGCCCTTCCCGCGCATCACGAATTCGCGCTCAGGAAGAATCTTGTATTCTGAGAAATAGGGATTCATGATACTAATGGCGTTAGAAAGCATGAGAACTTTAACCCTATCTTGCCAGCGGTCAACTGTCGAATAGAAATTCAGTAGGCAATTCACTTCGTTCGGCAGGTAGCGCACTACACCTTTTTCGATGATGAATTCATCGAAAATAATGGTATGCACTTTCGGGTACGCAGTAGATTTGTTTTGCTGCGCTGTTGAAAGCACGTTGAAGTAGCCACAAGTGACCCATGCTTTTTTGTTCTCTTCGTCAATGGGTTTCATCTGCGCTTCGTTCCCGTTGACCCTGAACTCCCATTCCGGGAATTCAATCATCACGTCGGAGAAGAACGTCATTTTAGACCGTTGTTCCTCTTTATACCGGCGAAGATAAATGAATTGATGCCCGTGGTTGATGAATTCCTTAATCACCAATTTCTTCGCACCGTAAGTCTTGCCGAGTCCGCGCGCGCCCATTATCATATTGAACACCGCATTACGGGACAGTACGGGCCCGTAATCATAATAGCTGAGTTTCTTAGACATATCTCTTCAACTTCCAATTGCAGCTGCCGAACATCGACGCCGAACCCCAATCCGGGCCTAGAACACCGTCAGGGCCACGTTGTCCGATTACTTTATTGGTACCGTCTTCCATGCACAATTCCACGTGGCCACCCCCCGACCACCACCGACAGACAATCAAATCGCCCGCTTTAATAAGATTAGTGGCATTGAATTGACCACTACCAGCGGCAATTACCGTACCACCTGAATTAATCATTACGGCGGTTCCACCACTGCCTATGTCAATACCAAAATACTTTTTGTAAAGATACCACACGAAACCACTGCAATCGGTAATACCCGATTTATCAGGGTACAACCTGCCCTCACGCTGGTAATAAGCATATTTCTTGATGGACGCGCGCGCCTCTGCGAGCATCGCCGCCAGGCTACCCGACGGTGCGCCGCCCCCGCCGCCCTCATCTTTTTTCTTCTCACTCAATGCTATCTCACCTGAAACAGCATAATATCCGCCCCCGCAGTAAAAGGCGAACCCTTGACCACCCGGCGTTGTCACTCTCAGTACTGAGCCCATTTTTTCCACTTGGATATTGTTAGCCGCCCATAATCCGCCGGGCTGCTTGGGCAATACACTCTCATTAGCATCGCCTAGTACGCGAATCACGTTGCCGTTCAACCAGATTCCAGAAATGTAAGTGTATTCGGTCGCTTGTGGACCACCGCCACTTCCGCCGCCAGGGTTGAAACCGGGTATCGTTTCCCGGTTTTTAATCATACGGTAATTCAAATTGTATCTACCGGGGTACTCTCCTACCACATTGCAGCCTGGCTGTTGCGCGGCCCAATAGATTTTATCAAGACTAATAGGGTGCGCGCCCGCTTTCGCCACAATCCTTGGAGCGAATTTGTTGTAAGTGCCGTATTGGTGAAGCTGCGAGAAAAGAAAAATACACGCTTCCGTTTCACTGTTGATATCCATACCGAGTTCCGCACAGCGTGGAATGTAGGTAGACTCAAAGTCCCTTACCATTTGGGTATTCTGTATGTACTGTCCTTCGGTACTGCCCAACTGTGCTTTTAGTCTACTCCTATCAGTGCCACCCAAGTAGGAGTACTGACGCGCCGAATAGGTCCAACTCGAACGACCTTGTGCAATCCACGAATTAACCGTGGGCCCAAAATCCTTATTGGAGAAACGCATCAACAAATCATAAGCGCGTTCCATCGCCCATTGTCCAATACCTAAAGACAATGTGTCCGGAGCATGAATGGTAGTGTAGTCCATTCCCGCTTCAACGGTGCCGATTGTTTTCACGGCAACGTTTTTCATTACTGCGTCCCAAGCCATAAGACAAGAATAGCACAGTCCAAAGGACTGTGCTATTCCTGCGCCTATTCAGCGGACTTCGGTAGCCGTAATCAGTGAGTATTCCTCAGGTGCGGACAATGCGAGCCCGTCACTCTGAGCATTGATCTTGATAGTCAATTTATCATTGACCCTGAATCTCTCGGTAATGCTCATCCGCACGCCGACTTGCGAGGCGCGCATATACCAGTGAGTGCGGACGGCGGTAGTGTTAATCAATGCCGTGGCATAAACATAATTGCCCCACGTTCCGCTAGTACCGCTCAGCGCCAGGTCAATGTCAATGCGATAAAGCCCACTCTTCTTGCATTCGATATATTGGTCTTCGATCTTCCATGTGTCCGATGTTTTCTTCTCGAACCACACGAATTTCTCTTGCGTGTCGATATTCATGCGTTGAACATTGAACTTGGTGAAATTCGGTTCTGGCGGTGTATAAGGCTTTGGAATGTTGATACTACTGGGATCGAACTCTGAAATGTTGAACAGGTGCCAGTCATCGCCCATTGGGACAGCGATGAAAACGGGCCATTCACTTGCTTTATTCCAGGTCTTCTTCACTGTGTGGTCCACAAAACCTGTTACCGTTATGGTGAATGGCATTGACCGCCTAGTCATAATAAGGATCAAAGGATTATTTTTCGACCAAGACGCCGATGGTGAAAGACTATTTCCCTCAATCACCTTGACAATGCTGATGCCGGTAGCGCCCTTAATGCTAGCGACTTGTGCGTCAATAGTATTCTTGTATTCCGCCAACGCTGTTTCATTGGCGGTCTTGTACTGTTCGATCTTGGTGTTTTGAACACTTGTGATACTGTTGATCTTCGGTTCAATGCCGTTCACGGCATTATCAACTACTTGCGTTTTCTCCGCAAGTGTTGCATTAACGTTCTTAATGAGTTCGTTAACCTCAGCAACGCTAGCCCCGATCTTCTCATTAATGAGCTTCGTCAACTCATCCTGAGACGTTTTATCCCCCTTCTCAATCCGCGTCATGTTCTCATTGAACACCTTAGTTATCTCAGCAAGTTTTTCATTGAGTTTGGTTTCGGCGTTAGGGTCTTGTGTATAATGGTTCACCGCAGGAATAACGGTACTGTTCACATAGTCTCTAAGCGATTCAATCAATTCAAGGAAAGTGAGCCCATCGCGGTAGGTGAATGGCGTGATGTTAGTCAGTTCTCCTAGTGAGAACTGGAAGGGTTGAATACGGATAAGGTTGAGGTCAGGCATTTTCTATTCCTTTCTTAATTGTCGAAAATGTCATCATTGGTGGACCAAAGGCCCATGAATAGTTCTGCAAGCTCATCAATAATCATCATATCGATATTAAGAATCGCTTGCCTGTATTCCATAACGAGTTGCGCTCCACTGGCTTGACGCCCGCGTGAGCGCGATTCAACGTGCGATTTGCTTGTTGAATCATTTTTCGAGAGTGTGCTACCGGTAGTACTCTCACGATTTACGCCAGATGAATGCGAAGCGGTATCACCGCTGCTTAGACTGTCTTGCGCATTGGTGCCGTAATTCTCATCACCTGACAATCGCGTTTGAGGTAGTTCGTAGCCGACCGCGCGTGATTTGGCATTATTGACATTGTTGCTATCCTGAGATGCTTCGCTATTCGCAGTAACACTATTGTCAACACTTGTAGTTCCAACTTGCTTGCCATCTTGTGTTGATGTGTTAATAACGTTGAATTGGTCAAGTATGTTGTACTCTTGTGCGGCTGATTTATAAAGCTCATTATAGTAGGGCATTATCTCATTTAGCTTTATGCGCAGCTGGAACACGAACATGTCCACCGTTTCGTGCCCTATTTCATAATACCAGTAATGAGCAAGAATTTTATTATTCAGCTTTTCGCGATGGGATTCGTCGAAAAGTTGATAACCCTGCAACGCCTCTCTTACGGCAGGGCGGTTGGCAATCTTTTTGAGTTCAATAGTGAAGTTTGCCATTTCATCCACCAATCAATCCGTTAAGGAAATTAGAGGATGCCCCATCGTCCAGAACCCAGTTGCACGATACATTTAGTCCGTACATTTTGTTTATCTGTTCGCACGCTATTTCGCGTTGGCGCATGTAAATGGCGCGCATCGCCAAAACATTCCCCGCCGAACCGGTGGCCTCTTCGACCACCATTCTTTCTTTTTTCTCAGTATTGGTATTCATGATGCCCAACATTGTCAAACACTCATTCATGATTCGCGACCTTGCGGAATGCACTTCGCTTAGAACGCCATGCGGCAATGACGTTGTGAACAATTGAATCTTATTCATAATGTCTTCTGGACCGAACGAATCAGTTGCGATGATTACCGGCTGCCCTTCAACGATTTGCTTGTAAGCGTTTTGAACAGTCAATTTATCATTAGCATTCGCGCTAATGATAAAAGGTGTGCGCATCGCCCTAATATTCTGATCGATTGTCGCCTCTACATTCGACAGTCTTTCAGCGTATTTGATAATCAAATCCCACTCAGGATAGCGGTAAATATTAGCCCAGATGGGAACGCATTCGTTACCCGCTAAAGTCTTATTCACCATTGAATTGCCAATCACGGTGAAAGACGTTGGATTATCATACATGTTAATCATTCCGCTTGCGTTCGCCCTGAGTGCAAGGAATCGATCATATTCTTGGTCGAAGTAGAACACACATAACCCTTGCTGCAACAGCGTGAGTTCTAGGTAGCGCTCATCTATAGAGTCAGGAAGTCCCTCCCACTTGAACCTACTCATACACATCGAGCTGATTACTCTACGGTAAATCAGTTCCATAATGCTGTTGTTGTCGTTCGACTTGTTGCCCATGAAAGGCGAATAGATGTGCTCTCGCACATAATCTTTCTTTGCCATTGTTATTCCTTAGTTGTATTTGCCGAAATTGAATCCGGGAACAGGTTCGTTAGTCGCAGTGTCGATAACACCTAATTCGCTGGGATCATTCCACACGGTGGTTCCGCGTTCGAATATACCGCGAATAGTATTACGGTACAGCTCAGGGCACACAGACGATGTAATGCGGAAGTCTTGCAGTTTCCAGTGCGTGAACTTAGTCATGCACTGGTAGTCTTCCGGCATATCGATCCACACGTTCAGTGCGTACCCGTAGCGCAACCAGTATTCACCAATCGCTTTCATCGCATTACGGGAAAGCGTCTTGTAACGCACGTAAACGCGCCAACCAAAAGCCGCCGAAACAAGATTCTCGCCTCCCGCTTGTCCGAGAACGCCCGGTGGAACAAGTTCGCTATCCTGAATCTTCGCATTGATGCCCGCGATTGTATTCGCGTAGTCACCATGTATTGTATTCATAGCGAGATTATAATTCGCATCAATGTTCGACATGGCGGTTTGGCGTTGCACATTACTACTGGCCCGGGACGCTGCAAGACTATTGGCAGTCTGCATATCCCTAGTCTGATTGTTCAGTCCGGTATTGAATGCTGTTGATGCTGCCCCCATTACCGCGCCAGCGATATTACCGCCGAGTAGACTACCGGCGGCATTCATCACGCCGTTGCCGATAGCGCCGGTAATCGCTTGTTGATTAGCGATATCGGTACTACGCTGTTGTGCGCCGCGTCCGATTTCGCTTTGGGTCCATGCCGACGCTATTGAGCGCTGAGAATTGTCACGTGCGACCTGAGCGCTATTCAAGGCGCGTTGCTGCGACCAATCAGCGGATTGCCTTGAATAGGCAATACTATGTGCGCTTTGCGCTTGTGCAAGCAAAGACATATCACTCGGCACCGAATAGTGAGCTACATTCACCATTCCCGTCATGCGGTCGAAAGTATCGCTACTGTCGTAATGGACGTCAGGATCATTAATGCTTCCGTAATCATTGACCCTGTAGAAAGCATTATACCCGCCGAGTCCGACCATGAATTTCGGAGACGGTTCAGCGCACGTGAACATGTACAGGAATCTCAGACGATGCCCCGAAATATTTTCAGGACGGTATTGCACTGGCGTGCCCGTGAGCATCGTCAGCTCAATACACGAATAAGGGAAAGTAAGGAACTTGAAAAGATATCGATATCTTCCTTTTCCATGTGATACCATTTGATACGCGCCAGTATCGGTCCATGTGTCAGTGTACAGGTCGCGATTCGCAGAGTACCCAACAGCCCCGGGATTATCATCAAAAGATTCAATGATCCCCATGATGCAATTACGGAAGTAATCATCAGGATTATTCGTCTTTCGAGAGTCCGTTAATTCATTGTACATTGTGAAAGGATAGGTATTATACACATGGAAAATACCCCCCTTCCCGGTCCTCCCGTTAATAAGGTCACTCTTGCCAAAAAGTTTCATTTGCGCAAGGCAACCCTTGGGTAGGATTTGCTTGGGAATAAGTGTGATGCTCTGAATCCCCTGAGCGACCCACGGGTAGGAAGATACACCGTCAAGGAAATTGGACCACGATGCGGGTTCTACGGCATAGTATTCCATGCCTGTAGGAGCGTTGAATATTGCCCAGCCTCTTGCGGTGTAGATTTTCGGTTTTTCAAGGGAACCGGGATTCAGTTGCAAGGAAATGGAACTGGAAATAATAATCCAGAATTCTTCCATTCTATCTTGATCGTAAGCACCATTGCCATATTCGGCAACAGACTTCCAATACGTATAGGGGACCATGTACTCACCGCCAGTATCGAAGCCCTCAGGGACAGTGAGGTATGTTCGACCGCCTTCGTGCATAGCATCGTCGGCGGCAATGCCGATATGACCGCGTTCGACGTATGCTTTTCCGGGGCGAATAGAAAAGTTATATGTCTGCCACGCATCTAGTTGGATATCCAACTCAGTAGTGTTCGGAGACATATAACGCACGTCATGGATGAAATAGTAGAAAACCGTTGGCTTGTCATTGTGGATTGGTTGCGCCGGATTCTCTACCATGACGTAATTGTACATATTGGCAATAGCAAAAGGAACGCCAATACGGATAGGCTTATTAGCTGGGCAGTAGGTTACGTGCTCAATAAGAGTCGAATACCCATCACGCCCTATATAATTGCGTGCCGCATCGGGACTCTTGAAGCGCACAATGTCACGGTAATTACTATCCCACGGAACATTAGTAAGAGTTACTTTCGTTCCAGCGGGCCATACCGCGTAATCAAAATCAAGAAAATCATTATTAGTCTTTGGAAGTTCCATGATTATAGTATAGCAATATCCGGGCAGCAACGCTACCCGGATATTGCATTACCTCACATTCCGCTAGCTTTGGTCTTGTCGACCAATAGGTCAACCTTGCCATTCTTGGACTTATCGGCGACAAGAGTCACGTTAATTGTGATCTTATCAGCCGTTTCGTTGTCCCCGATGGAAAGGATACCGCTGTTGTTAATCATAGTCTCAGGACTCTTGTTCCCCGTAACTTCGAAGTCAACACCGAATTGGAGTCCTTCAATTCCGGTACCCGTTGCCTTGCAATTGACAACGTAATTCTTACCGGGAACCAATTTATCGGTTGTCACTGTAATCGCCTTTCCATCGTGGTCGGTCACAGTGATTGCCGAAAGATTGAGGTTTGCAATCGTAATAGTGGGCGTTGCGGTTCCGTCTCCGCTTGTGAGTAGGACGGCAGGGGCGAACCGTGAGCATGAAAGGACTTCCCAGTGATGCAGGAAGAAATTCGTGGTCAATGCCACGGGATTTTGCTGGGATGTGGTCTCATAAATCGAATCCGCTGCCACAAAAAAGTCTTTTGTGGTAATGACGAATTGCGCTTTGTCAATTCCAAACTGTTCCTTTGGAATCGAGATAAGGCGTCCTTTAAGATCTGCCTTTTCAACGTGGAACGCCGCCGCAAGGGCGTCCACGTCCAAACTAGCAGTATTCTCAGGCGTGCCGAAGATGATAATGTCATCCACGCTAGCCCACGCATGAATCTTGGACGCATTGTAGCGCGTATTCGGGAACTTGAAGTTCTCCGCTGTTGAACGCATAGTGCGCAGTACCGCACGGGCGTTCTCAGGTGTAGGCGTGGTAATCAAGTCTGGTACCTTGATCTTGAAGAAACCGTTATTCTTCTCATATTCCGCAAAAAGGGAACACGTTGCCATGAACTCATCCCACGCATCCGAATTGGCGGGCGCTGAAACGATCTGGCTCACAAGAGAGGTAAGACCATTATCCGTAGTGAACGCGCGCCGGAGTTCCATTTCATTCACCGTGATCGGGTAGTACTCACGCCGATTCATTGAGTGGTACAGGGCTTCGACATTGGGTTTTGCTTTCCCAAAAATATCCCTTTCGAGATACTCCCTCTTGGGATCGTAAATGCGACTTTCAACAAGACCCACAGCGATTTCCTCAATAGTATCGCCGTACTGCAAATTCTCACGCCAGAATTCACGAAGAGGATTGGACCATGTTCCACGTCGAACGAAAACAGTACCAATACGATTGATAAGTGCACCAAGGAACTCGTTTCGATGTGGCTGGTAAGAAAAAATCTTACTCATCACTTCGGAAATGTTGGCCTTCGTGGCCTCTGGAATCCTATGCTGGTAGTCATAACCGCCGCTATTGCGGATAACATTCAATACTGTAGGATTATCGTATTCGGGAATAACAGGCATTTTTATTTTCCTTTCTTGTTAGATGCCGTAAAGCTCTTCAATTGTCTTCTGATCATCGGGTTTTTCGTCCGATGTTTCACGTGAAACATCGTCATCCTTTGTTGATTCACCTACCTGAGTAAGCAAATCGTAATTCTTGGTCTTCAATGCCGTGATTTGATCGTTAAGCGTTTTGATCGTTTCTGTCATTTCGCTAATCTTCGCATCAGCGGAATCGGCCTTTTCAGACGCTTGTGTGTATAGTCCCGTCAAATCATCATAGATTGTTTCGGGTTTCTCATTGTCTGACTTTAGAGTGTTGATAAGCTCATCGAATGTCATTTTATTCACCTTCCGGATAAAGTGATACCCTGTACACGGGTACGTGTACAGGGTATCATCTTCCGATTCTGATTTCAAGCGGTGCGCCACTGTCCTTGCGAATGGTACTTGCGTGCCCAATTCATAGGGTGGCACTCACGCAAGCCCCGCACCGATGAATCAGTCGGAAGCCTTGGGCGAATATCCATTCTTGACGGCGTACTCTTCTGTCGCCTCTCGCAAAAGGTCGGCAACCCGCTTGCGCTTGTCCCACTGCAAAACGTCCTTATAGAACGAATGCAGCCCAGGGGGGACGGCGATAGTAAAAGTGGTCTTCTTCTCTCGCTTCTCGGTGGCCATGATTTTTGTCCTTTCAGTCTGCAGTGAATGTGAAGTCTGTTTCTTTAAGGACGATTCCGCCTTTCGTCCTTACAGGTAAAAGCTTACCATGCCAGACTGCGTTGTGCAATAAATCCGACGGTGTGAGGTTTGACACAATCTGTTTCGGTGCGCCCGCGATATGCACATCATGAGTACCGTCTGAAAGCGTTTCCCCGTACTGCTTCGCCCGTACATACACGGCGTGATGGAAGTCACCTTCATGCTTCCAGGCGCCCAACCGCGTCGGATGCACGTCCAATGAATCCGGCTGCTCATCGCCGAGTATATGCAGTGAATCCGTGTCCGCATAAGCGAATCGTGGATAAAGCGATTGCGCGGCGCGGATAGTCACATTCCTTGCATAGGAAGTGATGAAAATACCAGCTGGCGTGTATACCGGATTCCGTGTCTCGAACTCATTGAGCACAAGTTTCACAATACCATTATCGTCTAGTATGGGATGCTTACCAGTCACATCGGTGTTGGTAGCGAATTTACCGTAAAGACTATTCAATTGCAGTTTAGCAATCTGCCTTGTCCCGCCCACAGAATTAGCCTTGACCTGCATCCATTTGTCAATGAATTCAGTGAATACACCTGATTCATGGTCGAAGTAAAAAGTGCCGTTGTACGAAAGAATGTCTAGGTCATATTGGTCTTCCCACAAAGACAAATCGACGTTCGTACACGAAAGTGTAACGGGCTCAGGAATTTCAGTAACGTACTCAGTGCCTTTGAAAAAAGGATTTTTCTTCACTTGAATGCACGGTATTCTATCCTTTTTCAACTTCGCCGTGAAAGTAATGCTGGTCACAAACATATCCGATTCCCCATCAGGCCCCCCAGATGAATACCATGGTCTTCCTACGGGAATAGGATAATTGTACATCACGCTAGGATAAAGGCTGTTCACATCATACACTTTTCCGCGCCCTAGCATTCTACGTGAGAATCTAGGGTCGGCATACGTGAAACCGCCCCGGTATGCTTTCCGTAATTCATTGTCCATTTCATTTGAGAGAATAGGAAACAACTTACGGAATTCTTTCCGACCCGTTATGCGTTTGAAGTCGGTGAGGGAGTCGGCCCCGACTGTGAGTGCTTTCAAACCGTTGGCGAATTGAAGTTTAAGCGCTTGTGCAACAATGGCCACGTCGTTGTACAAGTACTTTAATTCCTCATCCGTTATCCAATGACCGGGCTCGCGGTATTCACTGTAGTCAATACTTCCTTTCCGCATTTCAAGATGGAATGCCTTTGCTATATCTTCCACGGGCATGGGAAGTTTCTTCAGCGAATCCCTTAGTTCTACTTTGCAGCCGTCAATGAAATTGATAACGATTGTGTAGAATTTCCCCATACGGTCAATAAGCGAAGAGAATTCCCCTTGCCCGGGATTCTCTTTCACCCACGTGTAACCACGGCTCATGAGAAAATCAAGGATGAATGCACTATCAAATGCAAGGTTGTGGAAGTATATGACTTGCGCTTCCTTTTTAATCCAATTGATAAAACCTCCAATCGTATTCCCTGAGTAGAAATGTTGAAGATTATCAACATCAATAATCCCCCATGCCCACACGCGCAAATCATCTATTCTTGTAGTAGTCTCCAAATCTGCCACCCTTAAGGGCCGCGCGGTTTTTCGGCTTCCTTCTGATTTTCTTCGCGGCACGGTGGTTCCTCTTGATTTCCTCATAGTTTTCGCCGTACTGCAACATCATACTCATCTCTTCGTATGAATTCCCCGCACGCGATTCCAGAACATCAATAATGTTATCTTTATTCGATTGATCCTTGTAGGTCTCATAAAGAAACGACAAATAATCCGCAAGCGATTCATCGCTAGTCCAAAGATACCATAGCGCTTCGTCACTCATTTCAAGGAACCGCATAAGAGTCGAATCGCCAATGGTTTTCAACATCTCACCGATTTGATACCGCATAGCAGAAATACGCTTTTCGTGTGCCTGCGGTGTTATCTCGGAGAGTCTTTGGTCGGCCAACACACGCACCGCCCTATCGGATGTGAACCTAATCGGTGTGGGCATTGGCGCGGGTTCAAGTGAGTAAGCGCTACTTGAATCAAAATATTTCGAGTGAGGCCGCCAATCCTCGTTGTACTTTCCCGCAGTCATTCCCTCACCGCGCCAGGGGAGGGGCATATCCGCTTGCTCATCCCTGTACTTTTTCAGTCTTTCATTGCGTGCTAGTGTAGCGTGTACTAGCTTGCTCATTGACTCGAAAGAAACGATTGTGGGCTTGCCTGTTTTACTATCCTTGTGCCCCGCATAGTAAATAATATTAGTTGACTTGGAGAACTCACGAAGACTGTCGATGTACTTCGTGAGTTGTCTTTTAGTCATTCTGTCAATAGCCCAACGCTTTTTACGGGGATCGTATTGCGTTCCTGTAATATCCACGCCGTACTCGCCGTTATTGAGATAAGACATTACAGGGTTGTTAACAGGGTTGTACGTGCCTTTAGCAATCTTTCTGATTTTAACGCTGGCACTTTTTTCCGCTTTACGGGCTTTCTCCCTGAGAATGTCAATTTGAGAATTCGACTTTTTCTTACGCTTGCCCATAATACAGTGAAGGGCAGCAACTCTCGCCGCCGCCCCTCACGTCTCACCTCATTTCTTTGTCTTCACAAGCTCTAATGCCATGAAACGGTAACCGTTCCTGGCTCTCTTTTCCACCGTCTTGAAGACGATGGGCTTCGGCCAATCATTCGGGTCTCCAAGGAAGGCGATGATATTCTTGATCGAACTCAGCAAGCCCACACTGATTGCCGAATACGCCTTGCCCTTGTCATCAATGATAATGACTCGGGGCTGTTGTGTTACCTCACCGCTGTTCTCATCGGTAACGTCAACCTGTTGGACGACGATATTCTTGACAGCAATTTCCTTGTTCAAGTTGTCGGAAAGCTTCTCAGCATCGTTGACAGCCGCAAAAAGCGACATCTTGTCTTCGATGCTGTTACCCTTGATAGTGGTAAAAATACCATTCTCATTATAGTCACGAATGACGGAAAGTGCCTGGCTCATTTTGTTTCAAACCTTTCAAGTTGAGGAAACATTTTATTGAAGTTTGTGTTTAGGACCCTAAACACATTATCGCCGAAAAGTTCAGGATACCTATTGAGGATATCGATGAAAGTCGCTTTGTTGTTGACAAGCATCTTCGCACCTCTTCCTGTACGGAATTCATGTGGTCCGTCACTGGAAATGAAAATCTGCCCGTGCTCATGCTTGGTGCGAATTTGAATTGTTTCACGTGAAACAATCGTTTCGCACTTTAGCTGTCTCACCTTTAGCGTGGTATCCACTACAGTGTAGGTTACCAGCTTTCGTAGCTCATTCGGATTTGTAATCATTATGTTGTCCCTTTCTAGTAGGCACGTTCTCATTATAGGGATGTGGTTATTGGTGAAGCAAGTCCCCTAGTGTGAATTACATCACACTAGGGGACTCTGCAATCACACAATCCCCGGACGCCCCTGACGAATGACTATGGCGTCGTTGCCATACCCGTATTCTACATGCTGGCGCGTGTGGTCATACGTCCCCATGTACTTCCAGAAAAGCTTCCCAGTCCCTTCGGGAACTGAAAATTCCTTTTCAACGGTTTCCCTGTTGAACGTGTCATAATCCACGTGCGCGAACATGAAAACATATTCGCCGTTCTCACCCTTGAACTGCGTCCCGAAAACATCGAGAATATCACGGCCCTTCGGCGTGAGGAATACCTCTTCGTAGCGAACCTTAGTCTGAGTTTTCATTTCCTTCACCTCCCACCAACAGACGGACCATCCGTCCCCTTGGTTGCAACAAGTATACCACAGTGTGGTGGTGTAGGTCAACACCGTGCATGTGAGGTAAGTCATGTAGCGGTGTGGGTTGCACCACACAACGCCGGCGTGAGCTGGAACACAACGTGCCGACCGCCTCTTTGAGTTTCTCGATGATTTCGTGCTTGTTGAGCATACCGACT